TGAACGAACGCCTCACTTGGTTTGATAGACAGACGTCGTTGGACTGTGAAAGCAGTCTTGCCTGAGACTTCCGTGATAAATTCCTTGTGTCTCACGATAACCGACTGGCCACTTTGATGCATTGCAGGAATGGTACCAGCAGCTGTCTGCCGGACCAAAGAATTAGAGCGAACTTGATAGTCGCCCTGTCCCAACCACCTGGAAAGCTGAGCTCCCAGGCCGTGTCCGATCGACGCTCCTGCAGCGCCCGATCCTAACATACTGCCCAGATATCCACCTCCAAGGCCACCAGCCGCGCGCAAAGCGCGCCCGATGGCAGAGATTTCGTTTTTCCGGGTCTTAATGACAACTTTCGGTGCCTTTCGCTGCTTGACTGCCAATTTACGCGCCATGCTTGCTGTTTTAACGTTTTAATGTATCGTTTTTACTCTCTCGACCATATTTCAGGAGTTCTTTGGGGGTAACGGTTGTCAACCGAATTTGTAAGCTCCACCCCCTCCAACACGGAGTTGACTAAGCGTTGTCTACCTCGAACATCTCATCGATCAAACCGCTGGGCAAAAGCACCAAACCAGACTCTTGTGGTTTTACGGGATCTAAATGTTCGAAGATTCGCTCACATATCTCTTGTGCAGAGACATTGTAGCGACGTTCAAAGAACGACAACGTTTCGTCGGTCATCTTATGGACTTTCGTGGCATTGATCTTGTAGGGGTTGAGAGATGTCTTCTTCGACATATGTCCATCCAACCGCCAGTTGACCAAGTCTGATACCACTGGGACGTGATTACAGGAATATTTGTATCCTGTAAAGGTTCCTAGCACCTGATCTTCCTTCAGTGTTTTAAGAGAGAAACCCATTTTGGGTAGAAGCCTTCCTGGCTTCGGTCCCAATACCGTCCCTTCACTCGTAGGCCAAAAAAGGCCTGAACAAAATTCACCGTCGGCGATGTCCTGACTCCAACCAGTCTTAGGGACAAATCCATATCCACGGATGAGTAGTTCGTAGCCTTCACAGAAACGCGCCATGGCGTATTCCAGATCCATATCCTCTACGTCGAACTGAGTCAACGATTCACCGAGCACGGTGCCGAGGAATGTGGCCACACGAGTGGTCAATTCACGCTGGGACAACACGCAGAACATGTCGTCGCCCATGACGATGGCTTTGAAACAACGCAGACCTAAATCATATAGGCTCTGCTGACAAGTATTGCCGTTCAATGACGAATTGCCACTAGTAGTATTCGGGTCACCGGACTTCTTAGTCCCGGGGCAACCATACTTGAAGCTTCTAGTATATCCCTTTGTCGTGCGTTGGGCCATAAAAGTGGCCCAAGCATCAGGGTGGTCTTGCAATCCACACATTTTGAAAAGCTTCTTCTCAAACTTGAAGCAATTCATGTCCTGTGTGGCGTCAAATCGGCTCATGTCGCACCAGAAGAAAATCGGGTCGGAGATTTCGGAACAGGCTTTGTCAAACCATCTTCCTACTTCTTCCGCTGTTTTCCCTGAACCATAACAAAGACTTTCGTCCTCATTATAGGCCCTCTTCAGGTGGTTGTTCATAGAGGCCATCCAGGGTCCCAGTGCCACATTGGCCTTATCTGAGACACCTTGAATGAGACGAGGGTCAAACTCATATTCTCCATCTAGAGTGCCCTTGTTGTACGTCTCAGTCTTCGTGAATGACTTCCTCACGAAATCGCGAGGTTGTAATCCATCCTGCTCGAGTTGTTCCAAAGCTTTCAAATGCGCCTTCTGGCGTGAAGCTGGGAAATTCTTGTTCCATTCGCTAAACTCGAGCGGTTCTACCTTGGGAGCGTGTGCCTGCAGTTCTTCCTTCTGCTCCTCCAACAAGAGCGTAAGACGCTTCCAGAGATTAGTGTCACTGGCCTCGATGGTCTTAATAGCTCTGTTACAGATAGCTAGTTGTTCGTGGAAGGCTGTTTTCGCCGGCACAATTGGGATGTGGTCCCTGAAACCAAGTCCAATCTGATGAAAATCACCAGTCTTGGGATCAGGCTCGTCGCTTGTTCGTTCAATCAAAGCACCCTTGCGGGGAGTTTTCAACTCACGGTCTTCAGAGATGTGGCTATACTTATACGTCAAAGGCGAGGAAGCCTTATACAAGCC